GCCGCCAATAATCTTGTCAGCGCGTGGACCAAGTCTAGCCATCTCGGCTTCCTTGTTTGTTTCGACCCGATCGAACATCTGCCCCATGTGTTGCATGTAGATTGATGTGATCTGGTCAAACTGATCCTGGCTCAAACCGCTTTCAGCTGCAAACTTCGTGAAGTCATTGAGCATTGCATCATCTTCAGTAACGCCATGATCTTTCAATGAAGCGATATCGTACCGACCGTCTTTCGGAGCTTTATGCTTTCCTTGTGACATCTTGGTCCGCATTTCTTGATAAGACTTGGCCATTGATTCAAGATCAGGCCCGTTGTCTGGGTCCCAAAACTGTTCCGGCATCCAATCAGGTTTGTCGCCCCACTCTATCGTTTCGTCGATCGGAGGAGATTCCTCAGTGTCGACAAGGTGCGGCATTTCCTGTGGTTGCTCTTCCGAGCCCTGCGTTTCAAGCGTTGGATTTAATAATCCAGTGCCTTCTGCTTCTTGGGTCTGTTGTTCTTCTGCATTCTCAGCAACTTCAGCTGCGTCACTCATGCTTGTCTACCTCGCTCAATGCGTCTCATGATTTCCCGGACAATTGAATTTTGTCCTTCTCTAGCGTACCCGTGTGACGGGTCTTCTCCTGGATACCAAGAGGGTTGATCAAGTGTCGTCCCCCTCAAGTACTCAAGAACTTCTTGGCCGGCCTCAGTTGAAAAGCATCGAACGAACGCCAGGTCGAGATCGTCCTGGCTGATCTTCTTATCAAGTAGGTGCCGGTTATCTGATTCTCTCAGGCCGTCCCATCCTTCCATTGTCACTCCTTACATTGGAGGCCCAGCTGGTAGCGCCGCAGCTTGTTGCTGCTGTGCCATCATCTGTTGCATCTCCATCATCATCTGTTCTTTTTGTTCAGGCGAATTCAATAAGTTTTGCGGAACGCCCATCTTTTCAGCGATGTACGTCAGCATCTCTTCTTGATTGATTGCCATTTGACCAGCTTGACCAAATGCCTGAGCAATCTGGGCAAACTGCAACACCGAGTCCAGGTCTTCCATATTCTGGGCCTGGGCTAGCGGTGAAGTTGGTACGACCTTCACTTGAAGTCCATTAACTTCAAGTGGCAGATCAATAATGTTCATTTGATCCATGACATACAGCACGCGGCGCACGATCGGCGTCATCGCTTCAGTGATCAATCTGCCATATGCCGAGCCTAGGTTTTGAGACAGCTCTTTCATACGTTGTACGATTTCTGTCGCACTACGCGCCGACATGTTGTCAGGCGGCAGCGAATCATCGTACAGCATCTTCTTGATATTCATCACCAAATCATTGATGACCAGCTGAGACGTGTTGAAGTCTGTCGCCGAACGCAATGGACGTAATGATTCACCCTGAGCTCCGCCATTACGCGCAACCGGAATAATAGCGCCTGGTGTAATTTGAATTGTTTGTGGGTTCAGTACGCCGTCATCGGCTGCGGTATATACGCCAGACACAGCAAGCGATGCGTTTTTGAGCACCAGCTCTTTGACCTTGTTGAGTGTCTTGATGTCTGGCAGCGCTGTCACTAATGGACCACGGCCATAGACTTCACCAGGCACTTTCATGAATCGAGATACGATCCATGGTGATATTGGCATGGTGCGGTAAACCAGCTCGCTAGACATTGTCTTGTCTTTCGCCCAGATCAAGTGATAGCAGTACATGTCTTCTTCGACGTTAAATACTGTCGCCTCGATCAGGTCGATTTCTTCGTCTGGCTTTTTGTCAATGACGTCCTGCATCTGCTTTGGAATCTTGGCGTCGGGCCATTGGCGCTGTATCGCCTCTCCTCGGAGTCGCAGCTTGCGGTACACATTATCAACTGTACCGTGCGGACCTTCTTCCAGGGATACAAGATACTGAGGCACAGGAACAAACCGAACGGGTGCATCTCCATCTCCAGGCTGAATCAACATGATCGCGGTGCCGACGCATAGGTCGAGTAAGAATTCTGACATCGCCAGATCAAAGTTGGTCTGCCGGATGACGTCAAACATGCGTGTGTTGTAGATATCAAGCGCTTGCCGAATCTCGCCGCGTCTTTCCTGTGGGATCTCGTTGCCTGGCTCTAAGGTACACCACTCGCGATATGGCGGGAAAAGAGCAGACTGAATACGGTTTGCGAACCGTTGCGTCGAGTTAATTGCTGTCGCATCAAAGACTCTTGCCATTTTATTCTGGCCGGCTGTGCGGCCTTCATAATGACCTGAGTACAAGTTGCGCTGCGGTAAAGCAAACTCATAACACTCTTCGTAAATCGTGCGCCAAGTTTCTTTCCGAGCATCGGCCTTTTCCTGGCGCTTAATGATGTCTTGTGGGGTCATGCGTGCCATTATGCTTTCCCTTTCTTCTCGACACCTTCAATTGTGCCTTTCTGCTTCGACGCGTAAAAGACTTGCTCGCCTTTCTTCTTGCCGTACTTCTGCTTCATGGCAGCCTTGATCTTTGATCCTTTCTCGGTCATTGGCATATCACGCCTCCTGTTTGTTTCGTTTCGCAAAAGCTCTGGCCTCTGCGGGTGATGAGAAACCCCATTTCTTCAGCGCTAATGCATAGCGTGTTGGCTTGCCTTGATCATCCTTCATAGGATGATTCTGAGCAGCGAACCGAGCAGCAAAAGAAACACGCCGAGAGTTGTCGCCAGAAGAAACAGGAGGGCGCAAGTTTCCGCCTTCCTTGTTTTCATAGTACTTCCTGCCTGCTTCATTCAGGCCGCCTTCTGGGTTCTGGTGTTTCTTTAGCGTCATACCGTGCCGCCACCGCCAAGTGTCCCTGATAGATCATCTTGCCTGGTCGGAGATAACAGCGATCGATACCCGGCAACACGACGACGGCGCCGTCTAATCTCAGCGGCCAAACGCTGTTGCTCTTGCTCTTCAGGGCTCAGTACTGGCTCCGCTGGTTTTTCGGCAACTGCTTTAGCAACCCTAGGCGCATCATTGCCGCCGTTATCGTTGCCTCGATTTGCACGCTCGGCATCAGACAATGTGCGTGCATTCGTTGTGCCGTTGTTGCCGGCCATGACAGGGCTGCTTCCATCACCAGCTGATTTACTGGTGCCAGGTTGCGGATTACCGTACCCGTACCCGCCGACCACATTTCTCGACGATCTTGAAGCAGACGCCACGGTTGAGTCGTCATCACCCCCAGGAGTAACGCGATAAGATCCACTACTTTTCTTACCAGCTGCAGCCTTAGCTGCTGCGGCAGCTCTTGCTTGCTGATCCTTTTTTTGCTGTTCAGTCTTTTTGTCGTTCCCGCCATTTCCGCCAGGGCTGTCTGATGACATGATGGCCTCCTATTCGTAACCAGATAAGGTTGTAGATAAGCCTCGTTGCGCATCTTCACGCTCTGGAGACAACAATGATCGTGTGCCGCCGGTACGGCGTGCGCGCTGCTGCGCTGCAAGTTTGCGCTGCTCTTCAGCGCGTTCGCGCTCTGCGCGAGCTTCGGCTTTTGCGTTGAGCTCTTCCTGCTTGCGTTGCGCTTCCTTCTCTTCGGCAGATGGACCGCCACCGCCGCCAAAAATCCCACCCATTAATATGTCCTCGCATACATAATGTAATCGCTACCGTCAGGGCCATATGCCTTCATCAGGCCTTCTTCCTTAAATTTCAGGAACTTGGCCCACTGAATCGCATAATCGCGCTTGACACTTACCACGATTTGCACTCTGAGTAAATCGAGGTGTGGGCCAATCTTATCAAAAAAACGCATAGCTCCGCGACACAAAAGCGTGCCGTGGTTGAAAGCGACTGGGCCAGGCACCAGCCAAGCCTCAGCATTTGTCGCGAACTTATATTCCAAGCCAAAGCAAAGGGCTGGCTCCCGTTTATAAAACATGGTCCAGCCGGTTTTATTTTCTGCCACAGTTTCAAACCGCTCTTTCATATTCGCAATATGTGAGAACAGCTCGATGTCGTCAGCGCTTGGCCCGACCCGGTCGATGTGGGTAGGGTGAAACGGCAGCACAACCAGGTGGCGCATGTTCACAAGGTGGGTAATTTCTTCAGCTGTCACCATATCGTAAAATCCGTTTTTGCCGTGAATTGTTGACCACGCGCTCCAGTAGCACCATAACGTCCCCCGTACCCTCGCGTCATTACACGATGCTCACCGCCGCCGAGCAGTAGATAACCAAACGCATCACCAACGTGCGAGTGTTCGTTTTTATTCGGCGCATCTCGGAATCTTTCTGTACCTCCTCCGACTGCGACGCGCTTGAAGTGGTATCCGCCGGCTAGAGACTTGCGCAGCCGTTGACAATCTTTGTGAACCAATAGCCCAGGCTTTCGATCAATAAACCGATTCATAGGCATCGCTCCCGCTTCACGGCGCACCTGGAAGTCGTTACTGGCCGTAGGCCGAGCGTTGAGTCCGAGCGTGCGCAGATGATCAAAGGCAGTCACCTCAAAGATTTCATCGCGCTTGCTACCGGCAGGGTCACCCCAGACCAAGATATCTTGCTTTGGATAATTCACGTTGATCTCGTTGAGCAAGATCAAGCCGAACCGCTCCAGTCCCATGTCGTCTGTCACGATCTCCTTGAAGATATGCCAAGCGCCAGCTGCTGTGCGCTGGCCGAACACCGCCGCAGGCGTCAAACCAAAGTCGAGCCCAATGTGAACTGGCAGTGTCGGATCGACCTGGATCTCCTCAGTCGACATGACTGAGTCATCATACTCAGGCCAGACCGGACGACCCTCTTGGACATACACATACTCGCCGCCGGCATAGCAGCGAATCCAGTCCAGGTTCTTCCCGCCGAGCTGCTGATCATAATAGCCAGGAGGCAAGTTGTTAATGTTCTCGGCCTTGGGGTTCACTTTCCAGAATTTATTAGCGGCAGGGATTCCAATTGGATCGTCGCGGTTTGTCTCGATCACGCCGCCTGGCTGCTTGAAGAACTCCCATTTGTATTTGCCGCGCACCGGCTCCTTCTCCGATAGGCGATACCACCAGTGGTCGTCATCCATCGGGTTGGTGTCCATCCAAATACCACGCCATGGACAACCGCCGTTTGACTTAGTCGGATAACGACCGACCCGGTGTGTTAATCCTTGCACAACAGCTAACGGCAATTCCCTGGCCTCATTCACCCAGGCACCAGTCAGTTCCAGAGAGAGCAGTTTCCTGACGTCCTTCGGTTGATCAAGCGCCATGAAGATCACTTCACAGTCGATGCCGGCTGCGTCCCCACGCGAGGGCAGCTTGATGTGGTGACTGATCGGTGGCGACCAGCGCATCGGCCCCCAGAT